CTACAGAGCTGCAGAAATGGCGGTTTTCCCGTCGTATTCAGCCAGGTATTTACCGTAATTGCGGAACAGCATTTCCGGCCCTTTATGCCCCATCTGCCCGGCAAGCCAGAAAAGGTTTACGCCCTGGCTAATGTGTCTGGTGGCGAATGTGTGGCGGGTCTGGTACGGGTTACGGTATCGAACGCCAGCTTTTTTGAGGGTTGGCACCCATGCTTTTTTTCGTATCGCGTCGGCGTTCGCCCAGGGCTCACCCGTTTTGGGATCGCTGAAAATAAACTCGCTTTTCATGAAAGTGAATTGTTTCTGCGCCTGCAGCGCGGCCAGCGCCTCGCTGTTTAAGTCTACTTTACGGGTACCGGCTTTTGTTTTGGTACCTTTCAGAACGCCAACAACACTTGCCGCCTGAACGTGAGCTGTTTTAGCGATATTGTCGAGATCAGGCCAGCGCAACGCACACAGCTCAGAACTGCGTAAACCCGTATTGAATGCGAAACGGAACAGGTTTTCCCACTCTTGGTATCTGCAGCTCTGGTAAATAGCGCTGATTTCCGCTGGTGTGAACGGATCAACTTCGTAATCGTCACTATTCGGGCTGCTGTCGATCACGTGGTACCGACTCGCGCTGACAAGGGTTACCGGGTTGATAGTCAGCAGGCCGTCTGTCACCGCTTCATCTATGGCGCTGCGCAGAAACGAGAGGTTATTCCTGATCGTTTTCAGCTTTGTTTTTCTGCTGGCGATCCAGTTTTTGAGGACCGCAGGGGTCAGTTCCGATACATGCATTTTGTGCAGCGCAGATAGCGCAGACAGGCACTTTTCATAACCGCCAATAGTGGACGGCGAAAGGTTGCGGTTCTGGCAGATTTTCAGATACTCGTCCAGGTAGGACTTAATATTTTTGGTTTTCTTCACTACCCCGAACAGCTCCAGTTTTTTGGAGGTGGGGAAGTATTTCGCATAATCGAATGTGCCGCCGGCGATCTGATTCTGTATCTCCCCCAGCAGGCGCTCGGCATACTTCACGCCGCGCGCGTTTGCTTCCATTCTGGAAAGGGGCTCCCGGCAGAGAACCCCCTTGTAGGTGAATGTGATCACCAAGGTGTCGCCAGTTTTATGCCGGCGAATGGTTACTCCTCTTGGGAGAGATAATGATCCTTGTTCTTTCTTGCCCACTTTGAAACCTCCGTTAAGTCTATCCAGCGTTCTTTAACGCCATCGACTTTTAATACATGGACACCCTCTTTCCATAACCCCCTTTGTATCCGTTTGTTAACGGCTTCAACCGTTTCTCCGGCGTCCCGGCAGTAGGTTGAAAGTGGTACGCAATCAAGACTCATGACCGACCTCCCGCCCAAATGCCTAGGCATTTTCCAGTTCATTTGCCGCATAGATAAGTGCGTTGTGGTGCGCTCTAAAACCGCCATCAAGTTCGCGGGCCGCTCTCTTGCGCAGAATGTCGATCGCAGCCTGATAGTCATTCTGGTAATCGGCGGAAAAGTCCGCCGAACTGTCCGGCATTACACCAAGCACCACCAACATATTTTCCGGGTCGATGGGGATGGTGGTAAGCCCCAACTGCTTGGCCTCCGTTGCGAGATGAGTCCAACGCTTAATAATTTCTAAAACTGGCTTATTCATGGAGCGCCTCGCTACCTCACCAAAAATTTATATTCAATCAGCGCGCCGATAACTGTGGCCGCCAGCAGCATGGAAACAATGATGCTGAAAATGAAGGGCTTCATCATTTTACCCCTGCTGGTTTGATGGCCTGCAATGCATCAACCTCTTTAACGAATCGGTCATGCATCGCGTCCCATTTCTCACACCATTTCTCCATTTCTCGCTTGCGCGCCAGGATGCGACGCAGACGGCGAACACAACGCTGGTGGGCGGCCAGATACTCAGCCTTTGTTTCCCCGTCTCGCCATATTTCCCTGTCATCGCGATCAATACGCACCCGCGGGTGACGCTGCGGAAAACCTGAACGCTCAAAAGCCTCGGTGGTCATGAAGAAAGCCAGATAGCGGATCGCCGTATCTCGCGTGAAGCATTTTTTGATACGACCGTGGCGTACTGCCACGAACAGTGGGCCAACTGGCGTATCGTGTTTCTGTAATGCCAGGTCAATCATGCTTACGGTGCGTTTATCGTTCATTTCCGGTCCTTAACTTTGCTGTATCGTTCGTGACTCATTACTTCCCAGTTCTTTCCGCCATCGCGGGAGAGTAGCCGCCAGCGGTGATTAACCTTGAGGCTCAAATTACCGGAGCCGTGCATACGGCAGGGGTGAATGCGCCTTGCTCTGAACTGGCTTAAAACGTGTGCTGCTTTGAGGTGAACCCACTCAGGAATTCGTATCGCTGTCAGTGCCATCAGATCCCCCATTTCATGGAACTCCGTTTTCGGAGCCTCCACTTTTTGTTTTTTGACGAACTCAACCAGCTCAGAAATGAGTTCGTCGATTAATTCCTTTCCGCTATCTGTGAGGAATTCACCGCTGCCATTAACATCAACAGCGCTGCTGTAAATTTCCTTGATAGCTTTTAAGCCTTCGACATTTCCGTACTCACTGATCGCAAGCCTTTCGAATTTTCGTAATAATCCATCGAGAAGAATCTCTGTTAACTCGACCGTATTAATACCGCCTTTATTGAGCTTAATAACAAGGAAGTTACTCCCTGTTTTACGCTGGTGGCGTAATAACGCAGACTTTAAAATTCTGCGTCGGTATATCTTGATAAGATTATTCATTTATCCTTCTGTATTTTTAACCCATTCGTGATAAATAAATGTGGCAATCTTGCCTGATTGTTCAAATGCTAGCCCGATGAGTGCTTCCTTTTTCTCCTCAGTCATTTCATTAATATTCATATCAAGCTCTTCAAGAAGAAAGAACAACCCCTCAGATGTGCGCCTGATATCATCAAGAGAATTAGAGTCATTACCCATATTACCTTCCGTATGCTTTGCGTAGATAAAGGTTAGCGATAACGGTCTGTCCGAATGATGCATAGAGCAGGGCGGTTTTATATGCATTGCTGTCTTTGATTAATTTCATCGTCTCGCCTGTGTGAAATTTGGTTGTGGACATACCCAGCGATTAAGCTGTGTTTTAAATTAATACGTAATTAACTTAATTTAGATTCGATTTTTTTTAGCTTCTTGCAAACTTTTTGTGCGTAGTCGTGAATGGCATCTGCCATATAACACTTAGGGTTGTCGCTATCTTTATCGGTGAAATAGAATTCAGTATACATATGGCTTAGCTCTTCCATTTTTTTTGCTGCAATCACAACATCAAAAACATCGTCTATTAAATCACCCAACTTATCGTGTGCAATGCTGTCGTGATCCCTGGTAAGAAGCGTATGATTTGCATCGTCCAGTAACTTCTGAATCATGAATAAGTTGCTTTCAATGGTGCATTCATCAAGCTCTTCACGAGCTGCAATTAATGTTGTTAATAGTGATTTAGCTCGCTCGATTATCACCATAGAATTTTTCGTGTTCATTGATTAGCCTCGCTCCCGAAGTCATATTGGTTGATATACTCGTATGCTTTATCGCATGTTTTCTGCATTGATCGAATCAAGCAGGAAAGATGGTTATCTGTTTCTCCAGCACCAGGAGAGTTGCGAAAGATAAACTCTAGAAGTGATGTGTTCTCAGCAAATTCAGCCGAGATATCTTCAAGCATAGCTATTGCGGATAAAGGTTCATTACTACATTTATTTGTTACTGAGCTTTGAGTGGATGAAATTGAGGCATCGATCAGCAAAGAGTTGATAGCAACAAGATTATCTTCGATTTCAAATGGTTCGATAACCTTATGTGATTCGATTAAAGAGACCAGCACTGCCTGCGCCATTGAAATAATTTCTGTGGTAGTTTTAGAATGCATATTCTTACCCTCTAGACATGATTGAATACTTATTTATCAATCAAGTTAAACTTGATGGTTAGAGGATATGGCGAGGATTGGGTTTCGTCAAGTTAAACTTGATTGTTTTTGTTTGGTTGAGGTGGGAGAGTAAAAGAAAACGGGCATAAGCCCGTTATATTTCAGTTGGTTAACCAAATCTATTGATGTTGAAAGGAACTGAAGATATTACCTTTGATTGTATATAAAGCATGTTGAATGCTTCTTTCTCAATACTCCAAGATTGATAGTTTGAATTATCTGATAGGACCACCATTTTGGATCCCATTTTTTGAAGACGCTTAACATAGCATTCGCCATCGAAGCAGAATGCATAAATGCCATCGCCATCGAAATAAGTAACAGATTTATCAAGGAAAAGTAAATCTCCAGGTGAAATTGTTGGTGTCATGCTGTCACCTCTGGCGTTACCTATCTCAATATTTTTAAAAGGCCTGTTACCAACCAGTTGGCGAGCATACTCAGGATCAAGCTCGATAGATCTCACTACATCGATGAAATCTCCCTTTACGCTTGTGCCGTCACCGCAACTGAACTCAACATCGAGCACACTAAACCTAACGCTATCGGTATGGGTGTCGTTCCTGTGCGTACTTGGAAATTTCGGGCTCTCAGTCTCACCAAGGAACCAGGACTGGGGCAGGCCACTAATTTCAGATAGCCTGGCAAGTCTCTTCCCTCTTGGTGAAGTCTCACCCGTTGTCCAGTATTGAACTGATTGGGCTGTCACGCCTAGCTGTCGTGCCAGTTCAGCCTGACTCCATCCTTTAAGCCTTAAAAGTTCATTAATCCTTTCCGCGGTTTTCATTACCCCTCCTGATGCAGTCGCCACGACATCAAACACTTGAATGTAAAGCTTACCTTGATTTTAAGTGTACATGAGTAAATTCTATCTTGCATGTTAATTTAAACTTGATATTATTCATCGCAAATCAATTATAGCTTGATGGTGTTGTATGGATGAGAAAGTTCGTTCCCGACTGCGAAGCGCTGTATCTCAGAGAGCCATTGCGAAAACGCTGGGTATTTCGCCGCAGGCTGTCAATCAATGGTTCTCTAAATCAGTGATTCCACCACGGTATGTATTACCGATTTGTGAAATGACCGGTTGGAAAATCGTACCGCACGATGTTCGTCCTGAGTTGTATCCATCTCCTGAAGATGGAATTCCGTCGAACCTAAGACACGGTATTGATACCTCTCACAAAAAACGAGTGGATATGTAATCACTTTTTGAAGGTGGTTAATGCACCAGGTTGAAGCTCTGAATTTATTACCTTCGTCATATAGCCAAGCCGATTCCGAATGGATCAAGCAGCAATTACTGAGCCTGGCGCCAGCAGCACGACAAAAAGCCATTCAGCGTTATGCAGCTGTGTATCAGGAATCGTTCGAAGCCGAGCCCGTTTCATACCGCAAGGAGAACCGGGCAAGGCATGAAGCAAATATGCGGCTTCGCCTGTTTGTGAGAAATCACGGCAGGGCTTTACAGGGGTATACCGCCGAACCTCCCCTGGCCGGAACGTCAACGCGTTCCTGATTGTTGCGGGTTTAAAGGTACCCGGACACAAGCAGGCTTAAAGGCGCCTGTTCAGGTTGGCAACCCATTAACTCAACTCTCCGCATGTACTAGGTAGGTAGTACATTTCGGTGGGGAAGAGGGAAAGGGGGGTAAGGGGGGATTGGGTGTAGGGGGAGGAATAGGGTCTTTTCCAACAGGAGAGATCCATAGGTTAAGTAGATCTCTGTCTATGACGCGAAATACAAAAAACGCCTGTATCAGCAAGATAGTACAAAGCGCTCATGCGCTGTGAAAAGAAAAGGGTTCTTCCTGGAAGAGTGATTTTTCAGGGGGAGCTGAATCAGAAGGGAGGCTGGCAGCCTTTGGGGAGGCCACCAGCCAAGTGAGGGGGAATCCATGAAAACCACATCACAAGATTATTATCTCATCAGCACGGGAGCAGCACAATGGAGCTGACGATCACGCCGAATTTTGCACAGGAACGAGCGCTAAACATGTTGCGCCGTGACTGGAAGGAAAACGACACCTTCATGGTGTACTCGCCAACCGGTAGCGGTAAAACAGGTCTGGCCGCATTCATCGTTGCCGGGTTTGTCAGCCGCGGTATGCGCGTTCTGTTTTGTGCACCGTACACCATCCTGATTGGTCAGACGGCTAATCGCTTCGTGGAGTACGGGTTGCCGGGTGATGAAATTGGCTATGTCTGGGCGAATCACCCAAACTACGATCCTTCCCTCAAAATCCAAATTGCCAGCGCCGATACGCTTATTCGTCGTGTGTTCCCTGACAATATCGATCTGCTGATTATCGACGAAGCGCACCTGCGAAAAAAACGCATCCTGCAGGATATAGAACGCCTGCGCGAAAAAGGCGTGAAAGTGATCGGCCTGTCAGGGACACCGTTTTCCCCGTTCCTGGGTAAATACTATGACCGACTGATTAAACCAACCACCATCGGCGAACTGATCCAGCGCGGAGACCTGAGCAAATACGAATTTTACGCGCCCACAAAGCCGGATCTGAAAGGGGTTAAAACCTCACCATCCCTGCAGTTCGGCACCGACTACAACGAGGCGCAATTAGCGGAGATTATGTGCGGTTCAACGCTGGTGGGCGATATCGTCCAAAACTGGCTGGAGAACGGGCGAGACCTCCCGACAATCGCGTTCTGCGTCAACGTAGACCACGCTAATTATCTGACTATCCAGTTTAACCAGGCTGGCGTGAACGCGGAGGTTATGACCGCCGATACACCTGCCGAAGAACGCCAAACTATCATTCACCGCTTCGAAACTGGCGCAACGAAAATCATCGTTAGCGTTGGCGTTCTGGTTGCCGGTTTCGATAGTGACGTTCGCTGCATCATCTACGCCAGGCCAACAAAGAGCGAAATTCGCTGGCTGCAGGCGCTGGGCCGAGGCCTGCGCACCGCGCCGGGTAAAGAGTCCTGTCTCATCTTTGATCACAGTGGAACAGTTCACCGCCTGGGTTATCCAGATTCTATTGAGTATGACGATCTTCCGGGTAAATCAGACGGGATGGAGGAGGGCGCGCGCCGCGCAGCTGAGGAACGAGCAGAAAAGCTGCCTCACGAATGCTCGCAATGCCACTTCATGAAGCCTGCTGGCGTCTATGTCTGCCCTAAATGTGGTCACAAGCCGCTGGCCGGTGAGGACATTGATACCGACACCGGGCGAAAACTCAAAAAACTGGGGGGCGAGCAGCGCCAGCCGACGAAAGCAGAGAAACAAGCCTGGTGGAGTCAGATTAAATTCTATCAGCGCCAGCGCGTATCGCTCGGGAAAAAGCCTGTCAGCGATGCCTGGTGTTCTCACACCTTCCGCGAACGTTTTGGCGTATGGCCGAACGGCCTGAGCGATTACCCGATGGACATCACGCCGACAGTTTCAAACTTCATTAAGCACAAACAGATCTCCTTCGCCAAGCAACGCGAGAAAGAACAGCGCCTGCAAAAGCAGGCAGAAGAGCAGCCGAACCCGGCAAGAGTTCAACAGGCGCTTAAACACGTCAGCGACATCAGACAGCAGTTAGGAAAACGAGCATGAAAACGGTAGAAGCAGCAAAAGGCCATTGGGCCATGATTTTTGAGCATTACGGCCTGCCGCCGATCACCGGTAAAAATCACTTTAAGGGGAAGTGCCCGCTGTGTGATTCGATTGGAAAGTTCCGCATCGATAATCGCGACGGCGCGGGAACATGGATCTGCACCTGCGGCAGCGGTGACGGGCTTAAGCTGGTTACCGAAACCCAGGGCAAACCATTCAACGAGGTTTGCCGCGAAATCGATGCACTGATCGGCAATACGTTCAGACGTGACAAAGTTCCCGAGGCTAGCGACGCTTCCAAGCTGCGGAGAAAGGTACTCAACAACTTTGCAAAAATGTCTCCTCTGCGCGGTACATCCGGCGCTGAATACCTGAATTCACGGGGTATTTATCAGCTTCCAGCTGAGGCCGTGCGACTCAACCCCAAGCAACGGCATAACGGGCGGGTGTACCAGTCTATTTATTCACTGGCAACAGACGATAAAGGGGAGCTGTGTTACCTCCATCAGACGTTATTGGATGGTGCAAAGAAGGCTGACATCGGGGCCAGCGCCAAGCGGCAGAAATCGCTGCAGGAAGATAATTATCTTGATCACGCTCGTTCGGTCGCTATCCGTATGTTCCCGGTCGCCAGCACACTTGGTATCGCAGAAGGAATCGAAACTGCCTTGTCTGCACATCAAATTTATAAGGTGAATACTTGGGCAACTATGACCGCCAATTTTATGAAGAAATTCCGGGTCCCGGCAGGCGTGAAAAGGCTCATCATTTTTGCCGATCGAGACGTCAACAGCGCAACTGGGTTAGCCGCGGCGCTGGAGTGTGCGCACGCTAATCTGCTCGCCAAAAATGACCTGGAAAAAATCAGTATCTATTACCCGGATAACGGCGACTTCAACGACATGCTCATGAACGGCGATCAGGTTCGTGAGATCCCATTTTATAAAAAGGTGGCAGCATGAAGCAGGAACAACAAATACGTGATATGTATGATGTGATGGATCGTTGGGGAGCTTGGGCTGCTGCTGACGGTAACGGCGTAGACTGGCAGCCAATTGCGGCGGGGTTCAAAGGGCTTTTACCACATGGTAAGAAATCACGACTTCAATGTGATGATGATGAAGGGATTATGATTGATGGATGCGTGGCCCGTTTGAAAAAATATAAACCGGAAGAATATGAGTTGATTGTTGCTCATTTTGTCATCGGTATTTCTCTGCGAGCGATTGCGAAGAAAAGAAAGTGTTCGGATGGGACAATCAGGAAGGAGTTACAGGCAGCTCTTGGATTTATTGAAGGATGCTGGCATATGATTATGTAAAATAAAGCCGCGTATGCGGCTTTATTTATTTAAGGCTCTTTTTTCTTTAAATAATTCTTTTATTTTAAGGGGGATAAATGTTGATTGTATGAATGAGAAACAAGTTAAAAAGGATATGCAATACCCAATTGCTTTAATAATAATGGATTTAACCTCACTTATGGGTGGTTTCTCTTTAGAAAGTAAATAGTAGATAAATATCAAAGCCAAAGTTAAAATGTACAGTAAAAATAAAGCGTAATACTTATTAAAACGCATAGTAAATCTTTTTTCTTGATTGGCAATATCCAAAGCACTCAGATTTGTTAGGATAGAAGAATTTTCACCAGACATGGTTATAACAAGTAATAGAAAACCAGAGAGTATGGAAAAAACATTTGCAACTAAATTAAGTGCATCAGAATTATTTGTTAAGCTATGAGTTAAGAAAAAGGAAAAAAAAGCAGAGGCTAAAATATTTAGCGATGTTACAACAACACCTGTGTAGTTGATGTTCGTAGTCATTTTAACCTCCTTTAAAAGCTCATTATAGCTCAGTTGCTACAAAATCCTCTAGGATTTCTTTTGCATATTTAGCATTAATGGATTTTGAACCATATGGGACAGTATAGTATGTCTTAACTACCTTAAGATCGTCCCCCATTATTTTCTCACCTTTCTTAGTTTCCAAGTAAAAATCACTATCAAGGTCGTTAATCCAGGTTCCAGTATTTCCCTCAATGGATTTTGCTAATTCTGAGTTTCCTTTTGCATCAATTGTTAAATGACCAGTGATGCCTTTTGCTTTAATTGCAGGTTCGTTTTGAATTATTGAGCTGAAAAAATTAGGTGTTTTAACAAAGTCTGACTCATCTACATCGATATTCACATGGAGCGCTTTAAAGCCATCACTTTTTATCCGTGCGATAACATCTTTTTTCAGAATTGCAGATGGAGTAACTTTGATTCCAAATACTTCTAAAAGTTTGGCGATTTTCACCTCACACCAGTTAGTAGATATTTGCATTAAAGAAGCAATACGATTGTCTTTAACAATCAAAAAAGCATGCAGATTATCCATGTTTTCGATCTCGACTAAATCTTTTGCCGTCAAAGTTTTAGGTGTGATCGAAACTTGTTCTTTAGGGTTAAATATCGAAAAATGTAGATAGTGACAGCCATTAGCTGTGCTGAAATTTTTGAGCTTGATATGCTTCTCATTGTTTACCTTCACAATCGTATCTATGACAAATTTTTTGCTTTGCGCAATCTGATTATAAAGGACGTCAGTGGAAGCAGAATTGACCTTGAAAGCCCTCACCTGGCATTTTTTTGTATGGTTATCTTTCTTCGTATTGGAAAAGTTCATAATGTTACCCAAGTTTTTTTTAGCCATTCTAAACAAAGACTAACGCGTACGCAAAAGCTATCGTACTATGTTAAGAGTGGTCACTTCGACACAACGCTTAACAATCGAAACCCTGCCAGCAATGGCGGGGTTTTGTCGTTTAAGGAGCCAACCGTGAAAAATAAAAAAATGCTGGCATGCGTATCGGCAGATACCAGCATTCTGAAAGATAAGGTTGATGCTTTACTTGAAGTGCTTCCCGAGCATATCCCTAACGATCTTCTCAGCATGATCACGGGCCTGTTTAGCGATATCGTCTTTATGAACAGTTCGCCCACAATTGGTGCAGGTGGAACCCTCAATATCGTCTACGCTCTTGATTTCAATGCCGCTACGTACAGTCAGGTTATGACCACAGCCAGGGCATTTAAAGGGAACATTACTCATCAATAGCTCCTTGTCTGATTTGGTTATTTTTGGCGATTTAACGATATCAGATAGGAAAATCAGGAACTATAAAAATCATCAGGCTGCCATCCGGCGGCCTTTTTTATTTCAGGCTCCGGTAACCCTCACCGATGAGCTTCATCGTTAAATTCATACCGAGAGCCTGAAACTCACAGCCGCAGAAGCGGCATTTCTTCCCCTCATCTTTGAGAGGAGTTACATCGATAAGAGGGGGCTAAATGTCCGCAGAACCAATATCCGGCACTGCCGTTGCGTCGGCTGGGTTGGCTGGAGCGAGTGTCTTTGGATTGGCAACAGGTATTGATTACGGCGTTGTGTTTGGCGCATTCGCCGGCGCGGTGTTTTATGTGGCCACTGCGGCGGACGTTAGCCGGCTCCGGTTGGTAGCGTATTTCATCACCTCTTTCATCGTTGGCGTTCTTGGGGCCGGATTCATTGGGTCGAAGCTGACTGCGGCAACGCATTATGAAAAACCGTTAGATGCGCTCGGTGCAGTGATTATCTCTGCGCTGTGCATAAAAATTCTAACTTTTCTTAATAGCCAGGATTTAAACAGTCTGTTCGGAATGCTCTCCCGGTTACGGGGAGGAGGGACGAATGGTAATAAATGACCCATCCCTGCTGGTGGGGCAAATGCTCCACGCAGTGCTCGCCAGCGACGCCAGCGCGAAGGTCAACGCCGTTATCTGCCTGGTTATTGTTGGTGTCTTGATGTTCTACCAGCGCCGCGGATCACGGCATCGACCTGTGATTTCTTTCCTGGCTTATATGGCTGTGCTGGCGTACGCCGCTATCCCTTTCAAACTGATATTTGGCCTTTATTCCCAGTCGAGCTGGCTGGTGGTTGTGGTCAATGTTCTGATATGCGCGGCTGTTCTGTGGTGTCGCGGAAACGTTGCGCGTCTTATTGACGTACTGAGGCTCTGATGAATCAACAACTATTTCAGAAGGCGGCTGGTATTAGCGCCGGGTTAGCTGCGCGCTGGTTTCCGCATATTGATGCGGAGATGAAAAACTTCTGTATTAACGCGCCTCTGGATCAGGCGATGTTCATCGCTCAGATGGGGCACGAAAGTACCGGATTCACCCGGGTAGTGGAAAACCTCAACTATGCCGCTGAAAACCTTGTTCCCTTCTTTGGTAAGCATCGTATCACTGAGCAGCAGGCCGCAGCCCTGGGCAGAACGGCGACGCACCCGGCAAACCAGCAGGCTATCGCAAATCTTGTCTACGGCGGTGAGTGGGGCAAAAAGAACCTCGGCAATCAGGTAGCGGGCGATGGCTGGAAATATCGCGGTCGCGGGCTGAAGCAGGTTACCGGCCTGAGTAACTATCGAGCATGCGGACAGGCATTGAAGCTGGATCTCGTTACACATCCTGAGCTGCTGGAACAGGATGAATACGCTGCACGTTCCGCTGCATGGTTCTACGCCTCCCGCGGCTGCTTGCTTTATTCCGGTGACGTCGAACGCGTCACGTTGATCATCAACGGCGGGCGGAATGGGCTGGATAAGCGCCGTGCGCTGTTTAATCAGGCTAAATCTGTGCTGGTGTGAGACGTTTATGGGCGTAATCGAATTAATCATTGGCGCGGTTTGCGCGGTGCTGGCTGCCGCAGTTGGTGGCTTTGGTATTGGGCATATTCGCGGAACCAGCAAAGCCGAAGCGAAGGCAGACCAGCAGCGCACCGAAGAGAACGCAGCGGCAACCGTTGCGGTAGCAGAACGTAAAGCTGAAGTCACTAAAGAGGCCAGTAATGTTCAGCAGACTGTTAATCACATGCCTGATGACGATGTTGATCGCGAGCTGCGCGAAAACTTCACTCGCCCCGGTGGTGGTTGATACCGGGTGCCTATGGACCCGGATTATCTATCTGACCAACAACGATATCGACGTGCTGGATAAGCAGACGAAGCGCGACATCCTTGCGCATAACAAGGCTTGGCACGCAAATTGTCTGAAAGAGTTCACTGCCTCACGATAACTGTCATAATGTTTATGTACAGAGCTTGCTCGCTCTATTTATCTTGCGAATTCTTTTTAGTTTTAATCGGGCGGAAAGTAAATATGTCTCATAAACTTGATGATCTGGATAAATGGCTGAACGTGGAAACTTGGTACACAGGACATCACTTAGATGATGAGCGTTTCTACAAAGCTGTATACGCACTGCTGTTGGCTAATAAAGATATTGATGGCGAAGAGATCGGCAATTATATAGAGGCTCGTTACACAGGGAAACTGGCTGATGAGTTACTATTTGAGGTATCTCAAAGGGCGGTTATTCGATTCGAAATAATTCGGGATTTCTGTACCGCCAATAATATTACTAAGGCATGAAAATCCAAAAAGAAAACTCGGCCTCGCAATAGCGGGGCTTTTTTGTAACTGCATTTCACCGCGCACCGCAATGCGCAACTAACCACACCGAATCCGAACCCTTTGATATGAGCCTTCGAAGAAGTCAGTTAGTGCTGGCGAGCCTTCGGTGGGCTGATTTCTATTGCGGCGAAGGTTCATTTCAAAGTAAGGAAAACGTTATGCAATTAGTAGAGATTAAGAAACTCGACCTGGTCACTAATACCGCAGCTATCGCTGAAGGGGTAGGTCGAGAACATGACACCATCATCAAACTGGTTGACCGCAATAAAAGCGACCTTGAAGAGTTTGGTGAGGTCGGATTTGAAATCCGAGCTGGTTATAATAATGCAAAGGTTCGTGTTGCGGTACTTAACGAGCAGCAAACCACTCTGCTAATCACCTACATGCGAAACAATGAAGTTGTCAGGGCATTCAAAAAACGATTGGTCGCAGAGTTCTTCTCGATGCGTAGCACGCTGGCGAAGAAGAAAATGGATCGCAACTCCGCGCGCCTGGAATACAAACCCATGACAGACGCCATCAAACATGAGCGAGAGGCTCAGGGTAAGCAGATTGCCTCGCATCACTTCAGCAACGAAGCCGACCTGATTAATCGTCTGGCGCTTGGTATGACTGCAGCTAAGTTCCGCGTTCATCATGAAATCGGGAAGAAAGAGCCGATCCGCGATTACCTGACACCAGAACAAATTAACTGCATTACTGAACTACAGCGAGCAAATACTGTGTTCATCAGTATGGGGTGGGACTTTGAGCAGCGTAAAGAAGTGCTGAAAGGTATGTTCGATCGCAATCACCGTAAGCCGCTTATCGAAGAACAGCATCATCTGGCGGCCTAAGCTACAAAAATAGCTTCGAGAGCCACTTTCACAACGGCTTTCCATTACAAAGCTCATCTGCTGGTGGGCTTGATAATGGGAAAACAGTGATGCCTATAAGTTTTGGTAATTAGAAAAAACCTCAGATAAGTGCTAAAAATTTTCCCAGTAAACAATGATGAGATGAAGAATGAAAATCCTGGGATTTGATGAGCACAGAACAAAACGTGAGAGTGGTGCATTAAAGTTCTTTGAGCTGGAGCGTGTACCAAGCAGTGACTGGGTAAAGATATTCGAAAGCCTGTTCACAAAAAGTGGTGATGAGGCGTGGGTTGAGGGGTATTGCATAGTAACGAACTGCCCAAGCAGCGACATAGCTGAAAGGCTAGTGCAGTTACAATCAAAGTGTGAAGAAGCAAACACAATATTCAGAACTAAGAACTCAACTCTTTGAACAGTAATCGCCGCCTACGGGCGGCTTTTTTAATGCGCATCGCACGCGCACATCAAAGAAAGTCTTTCAGCTGTGAGCCTGGGCACGCCGTTAGCCGGAATTGGCGATTTAGCAATGCAGAGGGAGATTAACTATGGCATCCAATTCACCTTGGCATAGCCTCTACAATTCCAAGCGTTGGTACCGACTCCGCTATCACCAGCTTCAGAAGCAACCTCTTTGTGAGTTCCACCTCCGGCGCAATCAGGTGATAGCGGCAACGATCGTTGACCATGTCATCCCGCACAAAGGAGACGATAGGCTCTTTCATGATCCGGATAATCTTCAGTCACTTTGCAAACGCTGCCACGACTCGGTAAAGCAGAGGATGGAGAAGGGCGGAACGGTCACCGAGTTCGATAATGAAGGCCGTGTTATCTGGTAACAGGAACAGGCAGGGGGGAGGGGTAAAACTCTGGTACCAAATTCTTAAAGACCGCGCCCTCAACTCTTTTTTTAAAAACGTCCAGAAAAAAAGGAAAAACCGATGGCACAGCGAGGCAGAAAGTCTCTGGCTGCGACGTCTGCTGTCTCGTTGCCGGCACTGGCTGAAAGCAGGCTGCAGCCGTCCATTCATCTGAGTGATCCGGAAATTAATGTATGGGTAAGGCTCGTTAATGACAATCCAGCCAGTTCATTCACTGAAACTCATCGAGACATGATGGAGATGTACTGCCGCCATGTTGTTCAGGCCAGAATAATCACCACTCAGCTTGAAGAGTTTGAACTGGAGTGGCTATCGCGCGAGGACGGACTTAAGCGGTACGACAAGCTTCTTGCCATGCGCGAGCGTGAAGTGCGCTCGGCATCTTCACTGGCAACACGTTTAAGGATCACCCGCCAGGCTACTGCCGACCCAAAAACAGTTGGCCGAGCGCACAACAATCTGGCTCGGGAGAAAAAACCCTGGGAAATTGATTAAGGCTCTTTGATGGCAAAAAAAAATCTGACAAGAGCCGAGAGAAATATTCTCTGGTGCGAAAGAAATATTGTTATTCCTGAAGGAAAGTTCGTGGGCCAGCCACTGAAAATGGCTGAGTTCATGAAGGATGATTTTAGGGCTATTTTCGATAACAAGCATGGCACACGTCGCGCAATTATCAGCCGTGGGCGAAAGAACGCCAAAACGGTAGAGACCGCCATGCTGATGCTGCTCTACCTGGTGGGGCCGGAGGCGGCGCCGAACTCGCAGCTGTATTCTGCCGCACGCTCGCGTGACCAGGCGGCCATTCTGTTTAACCTGGCCTCCAAGATGTGCCGGATGAATCCGGTGCTCATGCAGTATGTGGCGATAAAGGACTCGGCGAAAGAAATTCACTGCCCCGAACTGGGTTCTTATTATCGGGCGCTGAGCGCAGAGGCCACGACTGCCTATGGTTTCTCGCCTCGATTTGTCGCGCATGATGAACTGGGGCAGGTTCGTGGGCCCCGTGATCCCCTTTATGAAGCACTGGAAACTGCGACTGCTGCTCAGGATAACCCTATCTCGGTGATTATCAGCACTCAGGCGCCCGATGCGAGCGATCTACTCAGCCTGCTGATTGATGATGGACTGACCGGTGCTGACCCGCGCACGGTGGTCCGTCTACAGACGGCCCCGGAAGATATCGATCCTTTCTCCGTTGACGCCATAAGGCTGGCAAACCCGGCCTTCGATGTGTTTATGAACCAGAAAGAAGTGCTTGATATGGCCGCCAGCGCGAAGCGCCTCCCGTCACGACAGGCTGAGTTTGAGAACCTTGTGCTGAATCGCAGGGTTGAAGCTAAAAGTCCTTTCGTCAGTCAGACAGTCTGGCACATGAATAAAGAAGAACCCGGCGAGCTGGCAGGGGCTACCGTCTGGGGCGGGCTGGACCTTTCCAGTGTCTCGGACCTTACCGCACTGGTACTCAACACAACCCAGGGTGATGTGCACTGTAAGTTCTGGCTACCTGAAGAGGGGCTGGCGGACAAGGCGCGTAACGATCGAGTGCCTTATGACATCTGGGCCAGGCAGGGTTTTCTCAATACGACACCCGGAAAGGCCATTGAATATGCATTTATTGCGCGCGAACTGCGGCGCGTTTTCGACATTTGCAATGTCAGGGCGCTGGCGTTCGACCGTTACAACATGCGTTTCCTTCGCCCACATCTAATAGACGCAGGATTCACGGAAACTGAGCTCGAGCGATTCGTGGAATTCGGACAGGGCTTTGTCTCCATGTCACCTGCGCTGAGGGAGCTGGAAGCCAAGCTACTCGGAGTGCAGCTTAAACATGGCAACCATCCGATCCTCGAAATGTGCGCCAAAAACGCCACGGTTATTTCTGATCCCGCCGGAAACCGAAAGTTTGTGAAAGGTAAATCAAGCGGGCGTATCGATGGAATGGTTGCTCTGGCGATGTCAATCGGCGCCCAGACGAGTGATGAGGTGGAGGATCCAGGCGACGTCAATGATTTCATTTATAACTTCTTGAGCGTGTAAAAATGGCAGATACCGATTACAGCATTGACCTGCGAACGCGATCGCCATTCTGGGCGCGCATGGCCTCCATCCTGACAGGGGGCCGCCTTGTGACGCCTGACAAGGGCTCGCAGATGGCAGGAACGTCCGCGCACGGTGTGGTTGGCGACTCCGTAGTGACTGACGAGCGAAATATGCAAATCAGCACTGTGTGGGCATGCATCAGGCTTATCTCTACCGTGACCGCATCATTACCCCTTGATGTCTACCAGACCAAAGACAATCAGAGAAGCAAGGTACCTGGCACACACCCTCTCGCGAGGTTACTGCGCTTCCGTCCCAACAATTTCATGACCGCGCTGGAGTTTCGTGAGGCCATGACCATGCAGCTTTGTGCTTATGGAAACGCCTACGCGCATGTGGAGCGAAACAGCGTCGGCGACGTTATCAGCATGGTTCCGCTGATGAGCGCCAATATGGAAGTGCGGCTCAGTGAAAACGGCAAAACCATTATCTACCGCTACCAGCGTGATACTGAATATGCCAATTTTTCGCAGAAAGAAATTTTCCATCTTAAGGGATTTGGCTTCAACGGACTGACCGGCCTGTCTCCGCTGGCGTTCAGCGCGAAGTCTGCAGGTGTCGCCATTGCCATGGAAGACAATCAGCGTGAGTTTTTCGCAAACGGCGCGAAGTCTCCTCAGATCCTGATGACCGATGGCAAGGTGCTTACCAAAGAGCAGCGTGGACAGCTGGAGGAAAACTTCAAGGAGATTGCTGGCGGCCCGGTTAAAAAGCGCCTCTGGATCCTGGAGAGCGGTTTTACAACTCAAGCTATTGGCGTCTCTCCTCAGGACTCGGAAATTCTGGCCGCACGAAAGTTTCAGGTTGCCGAGCTGGCGCGGTTCTATGGTGTACCGCCGCACCTGGTCGGTGATGTGGAAAAAACAACATCGTGGGGCTCGGGGATTGAGCAGCAAAACCTGGGCTTTCTCCAGTACACCCTCAAGCCCTATCTCGATCGGTGGGAGTACAGCATTGAACGCTGGCTGGTTAAAGAGTCCGAACAGGGCACTATTCACGCTGAGCATAACCTCGATGGGCTGCTGCGCGGTGATTCAACAAGCCGGGCATCGTTTATGCAGATCATGGTTAACACCGGGATCCGAACCGTTAACGAAGTGCGGCGACTGGACAACCTGCCGCCTCTGCCAGGGGGTGACGTTGCCACCCGCCAGTCGCAGAACGTACCCATTACCGACCTTGGAACAAACAATAAGTCCCTCAATGAAGGGACTTAATTTTTATGGGGGCCATGATGCCTGACATTCACAAAACACTGGCTTTTGACCAGACCGAAATTAAGTTCACCGGCGACGGTGAAAGCGGCATCTTTGAGGGGTACGCCTCCGTTTTTAATAATACTGATTCTGACGGCGATATTATCCTTCCCGGCGCATTCAGCGGTGTTATTTCCGGTCAGAGTCGTAAGGTGGCGATGTTCTTTAACCATCAGACGCGCGCTATCCCGGTCGGCAAATGGGATTCCATGCATGAGGATGAAAAAGGTTTGTTTGTCCGTGGGCAACTCACTCCAGGACTAAGCCTCTCTGAAGACCTGAAAGCGGCGATGAAACATGGCACCGTTGATGGGATGTCAGTGGGATTCTCTGTCGGCCCTGATGATTACACCGTTGGTTCGTCCGGCCTCATCTTCAAAAATATTTCGTACCTGCGGGAAATCAGTGTCTGCACTTTCCCGGCCAACGAGCTGGCGGGTATCACCGCCATGAAGTGCATCGACAGTATCAAAACCATTCGTGACGCGGAGGCCTGGCTGAGGGATTCAGTCGGTTTAACGCGCGCAGAAGCGCAGGCATTTATTGCCCGCGTGAAGTCCGCAGGCCGGAGCGAGTCCGGTAGCGGCGACATTGACGCGCTGGCACAGCGCATAACTTCATTTGCCGCTAATCTGCGGAATGCATAACGGAGTACCACATGTCTGAATTAGCAACCCTCGAAAAAGCGATTGAGAATTCACAGAAAGAAGTGAAAGAACTCATCGAAGAGCAGCGTAAATCCATCAGCCAGAACGGCGAAATCAACAAACAGCTGCAGACCGACCTGACCAAAGCGCAGGAAGAGCTGAAAACCACCGGCTCCCGCCTGTTCGATCTGGAACAGAAGCTGGCAGGAAACTCGCCTGACCAGACCACCCAGAAGTCCTTTGCGGAGCGCGTTTCTGAAGACCTGATGAAAGGCTGGGACGGCTCCCGCACTAAAGCAAAAGTCACCAGTTTCGATAAGGCGATCGGTTCTGGCGCTGCATCCGCCGGTGTGCTTGTACAGCCCCAGCAGGTACCTGGTATTCTGATGCCGGGCCTGCGTCGCCTGACCGTTCGTGACCTGCTGGCACAAGGGCGCATCACCAGTAACGCGCTGGAATATGTGCGTGAAAATGTGTTTACCAACGCCGCCGCACCGGTTGCTGAAGGCACCCTCAAACCAGAGAGTAATATCACGTTCACCAAAGAAACGGCGAATGTGAAAACCATTGCCCACTGGATCCAGGCATCACGCCAGATTATGGATGACGCCCCGGCGCTGCAGTCCTATATCAACTCCCGCATGATGTACGGTCTGGCGCTGGTGGAAGAGAATCAGATGCTTAACGGTGATGGCACCGGCGACAATCTCCAGGGGTTGAACGTGGTGGCGAACGAATACGAAACCGCACTTAACGCGACCGGGGATACAGGTGCTGATGTTCTGGCACATGCCATCTATCAGGTGTCACTAAGTGAGTTCGAAGCCGACGGCATCATCCTCAACCCGGCCGACTGGCATCGCATCGCACTGCTGAAAGACGCTAATGGCAATTACATCCTCGGCGGCCCTCAGGCGTTTGCCTCGAAAGTACTCTGGGGCCTGCCGGTTGTATCAACCACAGCGCAGACGGCAGGAAAGTTCACCGTTGGTGCATTTGGCCTGGCGTCTCAGGTGTGGGACCGCATGGATGCCACTATCGAGATCAGTAACCAGGATCGCGATAACTTCGTTAAAAACATGCTGACCATTCTGTGCGAAGAGCGTCTGGCTCTGGCGCACTACCGTCCCGCAGCTATCGTGACTGGCGATATTGCGATTTCTTCCGGCGAATAACAGCAGGGCGCGGTCAGAAATGGCCGCGTTTACGATATGAAAATTAAAGCTCTCCGTATGTTCTCACATTACCACCTCGGAACTGTATCCCAGGGCGAGAGCCGGGTGGTGAAGAAAGAGATCGGCGACGTGCTGGTGAAACTGCGCCTTGCCGAAGAGATTGAGCCCGAAAAGGCGGAAACTTCCGTTCCTGAACAACCTGTAAAAGCTAAATCCGGGGGTAAAGGTGGAAATAAGCGCGGAGCAGATGGCGCTGATAAAGACGCATCTGAGGGTTGACAGCGACGCCGAAGATTCGCTCATCACTGCCTACGCTTCAGCGGCCATCGATTACGTTGAATTGTTCTGCGACGGCGCGCTGGTAGAAGCGTTGACGCCGCCAGCGGAAGGTGAGGCTTCTCCCCGTGAGATTCTTTTTACACCCGGCATCTGGGCGGCAATTCTATTGCTTATTGGCCACTGGTATGCGAACCGCGAAGCAGCAGCGCAAAATCTCACGGACATGCCGTTGGGCGTTGAGGCCTTGTTGATAAGACACCGGAGGTGGCACTGATGGCATGTTCCGGATGCGCCGCCCGACGTGAGTGGCTTAAAAAGTGGATGAAAATCGCCTATGAACGAGCAACAGGTAAACCAACTGCTGGCAGCAATGGCAGCCCAGACCGCAGCAATGAACCGCCTGGCGGAGTCAAATGAAGCCATGGTTGCTTTGCTTTATGAGTCCCTGGCTGATGACATCGAAACGACAACGCTCGATTCACCAGTGGCGACATACCTCAGCGGCAAGCCCAGGGGGTAGTGATGCAGGCTGGAAAGCTCAATAAACGAATCACACTTCAGAAGCCTGTTAAAACTCAGAGCCCGGTTACCGGTGCGGTAGTTAATGGATGGGCTGATGTGGCTGAGCTTTGGGCTAACGTTGCCGATTTGTCAGCCCGTGACTTTGTTGCCGCGCAAGCGGGGCAGAGCGAGGTAACAACGCGGATCACTATCCGCTGGCGTGATGATGTCACGGATAAGCATCGCATTCTTTACCGTGGGCGTGTTTACGACATTCAGGGTGTACTGGAAGATGATAAAAGCGGACGGGAATATCTGACGCTACCCTGCTCGCGAGGTGTTAACGATGGCTGATGGCATTGATTTCAGTATTACCGGTGTCGATTCACTTCTGGGGAAGCTGGACAGTATCAGCGATGATCTGCGCCGCCGTGGTGGTCGGGCAGCGCTTCGCAAGGCGGCAAATGTGATTGCCGCTAAAGCCAGGGATAACGCAGCCCGTGTGGATGATCCGCTAACCAAGGAATCGATAAGCAAAAATATTGTGGCCAGATGGAGCAATGTTACATTCCGAAGAACCGGTAATCTGGCTTTCAGGGTTGGCGTTTTGGGCGGAGCCATTTCGTATGCTGATTCAAGCGAAAACAGGCGGAAAGGTCGTGCGGGAAGATTGTATTACACCCCCGGCAATTCAAAAAATCCAGGCGGGAATACCTGGTACTGGCGTTTTTTGGAGTTTGGCACAGAAAATATGCCAGCCCAGCCCATTCTTCGCCCGGCAGCGCAAGGCAGTGTGGACGAAGTGGTAAGCGTATTCGCCTCGGAATACGAAAAGTCTATTGACCGTGCCATCAGGCGCGCGGCGAAAAAAGGAGTACCCCCGTGATTGCGCCGATCTTTATCGTCTGCGCCGCAAGTCCTCCGGTGGTTGCGCTACTGGGCGGTGACACACTGCGCCTGTATCCGTTCGGCCAGCAGGACGACAACGTGGTCTATCCCTATGTGGTCTGGCAGAACATCACCGGTTCTCCGGAGAACTACCTTGCCCAGCGCCCTGACGCAGACTTTTTTACGCTGCAGGTGGATGCATATGCCGACACAGTGGATGAAGTGATTGCCGTGGCCACGGCGCTGCGGGATGCCATTGAGCCGCACGCGCATATCACGCGCTGGGGCGGACAGGAAAGAGACCCCGAAACAAAACGCTATCGCTATTCGTTCGATGTGGACTGGATAGTCAATCGATAAGAACCTTCCCAACCGGCCCTGAGCCGGTTTTTTTATGACCGGAGATAATAAATGTCTGTATTAACTCAAGGCACACAACTCTTTGTGCTCGCCAGTGGCGCGGTGAGCGAAATCGAGTGTATCACTGCATTTTCGCCTGGTAGTAACCCTGCCGACCAGATTGAAGACACGTGTCTTTCTGAAAAGTTTGACCGCTCCTATAAGCGGGGCCTCCGAACTCCCGGGACCGCCTCACTCACTCTAAATGCCGACCCAAAAAATACCAGCCACGTGATGCTGCACAACCTGTCGATTTCCGATGATGAGAGCGATCAGGATCTGACGTTTGCAATTGGCTGGGCCGATGGTACAGCGTCACCAACAGTTGCTACCGAAGAGGCAAGCGGGGCGGTAGACGGACTGGCGCTGCCTGACAGCCGCACGTGGTTTGTTTTCAAAGGCTACGTAAGCGACTTCCCGTTTGATTTTGCAGCAAACACGGTCGTCTCCACCTCCGCATCTATCCAGCGTTCCGGTTCTGCGGTGTGGGTTCCTAAGGCAGCTTCTTAAACTGATGGGGCTTGATGCCCCATTTCGAGAGACAAAAATGAAATTAACGCTTGAAGCACTCAAGGAGTCCGGCGCGTTTACCGGCCGTCCGGTTGAGAAAGAGATATCCTGGAAACAGGGCGATAAGAAAATCACTGCGACCGTGTATGTTCGCCCGATGGGGTATCACACAGCGACGTCCGATGTACTGGCATTTGGGGGCAAGGTGGATGGTGTGGCAGGACGCATTGCAGCATCTATCTGCGATGAACTTGGTAAGCCTGTCTTCACACCGGCAGACATTACTGGTGAGGCCGACCCTGAGCGTGGTGCGCTGGATGGTAGTCTGACGGTTGCGCTACTGTTGGCTATTCAGGAAGTTAACGATCTGGGAAAGACTTCGAGCTCAGCGCCGAAGACGAATTCTGGTGCGAGCTCGTCCTCAACGGAATCGGCGGAAAAACGATCGCCGAAGCGCGTGAGTCGCTCTCATTCAAAGAGTCCCAGCTCTGGGCAAAATACCGGGAAAGATATGGAAGCCTGAACCCGATGATGCGGGTTGAGTGGGGGGCTGGGCTGGTGGCCAGCATGATAGCCAACGTCAACAGAGACCCCAAACATCCACCATTCACTCCCACCGATTTCACACTGCACTTCACCAAAGTCAAAGCTGTTGATGGGCCAATCTCGTTAGAGGAAGCCAGAGCCAGCTGGACATAACGCCGCCAACGGAGAGTTTATGGCTTCCAAATCACTGGGCACGCTGACTATCGACCTGATCGCCAAGGTGGGCGGTTTTGTCTCCGGCCTCTCACAGGCTGAGCGAGCTTCACAAAAATGGCGTAAGCAGGTTAAGGAGGATGCCGCTGCTGCTGCAGTTGCCATGACCGGATTTGCAACAGCCGTCGGTGCCGCCGCCGTCGGAGCCGGGGTGGCTGGGTATAACCTGCTCAAAACCACTTCACGCCAGATAACCGAGTCTGACCGCTGGGCAAAATCACTCAACATGTCCACGCAGTCACTGTTAGTCTGGCAATATGCTGCAGAAAAAGCAGGTGTATCCGGGGATCAGATGGCTGACATCTTTAAAGATGTCGGAGACAAAATCGGCGATGCTGTTCTTAATAAATCTGGTGAGGCAGTCGGCGCCCTGGACTCTCTTGGGTTGTCGGCTAAGAAACTGGCCGGGGAAACTCCCGATAAGCAGCTTCTGGCAATCAGTGACGCACTGGAGAAAGTTAAGTCCAACGCCGAGAAGACTACCATCCTGGAGAGTCTGGGTAATGACCTGTCAAAGATGCTACCGCTCCTGGACAATGGCAGTGAAAAGCTGCGTCAGTATATGGATGCCGCGAAGAAGTTTGGTGTGGCGCCCGATGACGCAGATATCGAAAAGCTGGTTAAAGTTAACGCCCTGTTTGAGGATATGGAGACGCAGGTCAACGGCGTCAAAATTGAACTTGCGACGGGCCTTGCCAGCGTAGATTTGAGTGCACTTCAGAAATCCATTGGAGATATGGGGGATGTATTTAAAGACCCGGCTGTTATTCAGGGGCTGACTGATCTTGTTGGTGGGGTGGTAGACCTGGCCACCTGGCTGGTAAAGGTGGGGACCGAAGCCGGAAAGCTGATAGACCAGTACAAAGGCGGCAAAGCGGTGGGTTTGAATGCCTCAATTCCCGAAATTGAACGTCGCATCAAGAACCTGAATGCCGATCTCGATGATAAAGGTGTGCTGGCGAGTTTCAACAGAATTGGGATGGATGTGTCAGGTAAACAGGCCGAAAGGGCTGAGCTCCAGAAACGTCTGGCCTTTTTGAAAAATTCCCAGTCCACGCTTCCGGAAATAAAACTACCCGAGCCAGTCAAAACAAATTATAGCCTTGGCGCCGGGGAGACAAACGGTAAGCCACAAAAAGACACTTCTGGTCAGAAACTGGATTCTGCGTTTAAAAGCGCTGAGCGCAGTTACATGCGCCAGATTGAACTGATCGACACCACCGGCAAAAAAACCGCTGTGGTGACTGAACAACAAAAACTTCAGTTCGACATTGCTGACGGCAAGTTGCAGGGGCTTAACGAAACCCAGAAGAAACGACTTGCGTCTCTGGCTCAGGAAGTTGATCGCCTTAATGCCGTCAAAAAAGCTAATGAAGAAAACGCGAAGGTAGCGGCGTTCGTGGCAAATCTGCAGGAGCAGAACGAGAATGCACGTGCAGATTTGGGCGTGGATATTCAGGGAGCCGGACTCGGTGACAAGCAGCGTGAAAGGCTGAGGGAAAGGCTGAGTATAGAGCGCAGTTATCTCGATCAGCAGCGCGATCTGCAAAAGCAGTATCAGTCAGGAGATATCAGCCAGACAGTTTATGACCGCGAAACCCAGGCATTAAAGGATGCACAAGCTGAGAGGCTGGGCATCCAGGAGGATTATTACAGTCAAATTGATGCGCTGCAGTCTGACTGGGTGACTGGTGCCCGAGACGGTCTCGCTGACTGGGTAGATGATTCAACTAACTATGCGACGCTGGCGGCGGACGCTATGAAAAGCGCGCTTTCCGGTATCAGCAGCAATATCGTCGACATGCTCAACGACAATAAAGCGAGCTGGAAAGACTGGGGTGTCAGTGTTCTGAAAATCATCGAACAGGTGATGGTTAACATGATGATCGCCAATGCAGCCAGCTCGATAGGCTCATTGTTCGGTGGTGCCGCATCGTCTTCCGCCAGCAGCGGTACTGCGCTTCAGTCCTACGGGGCGAGCCTGCAACTCAACGCCAAAGGCGGCGTTTACTCTTCTGCCGATCTCAGTCAGTACAGTAACTCTGTCGTCAGCTCTCCAACACTGTTTGCCTTTGCCAAAGGGGCCGGATTGATGGGGGAGGCTGGGCCGGAGGCTATTATGCCACTGACCCGCGCCGCCGACGGATCGCTGGGCGTGCGTGCTATGGGAAGCTCAGGCTTAACACCGGGTGGTAGTAGTGCTCCTCAGGTCAGTATTCAGATTGATGGCAATGGGAATACCCAGACTCAGGCTAGCGGTGGATATGAGCAATTCGGGCGGGAGGTAGGTAGTTTTGTTGATCGGCGATACCGCGAGTTGATAGGCCGTGACCTTTCACCCGGTGGCGCGGTCTGGAATCTGGCAAAAGGAGGGCGGTGATGGCTATAGAAACATTCAGCTGGTGTCCGCGCCCGAACGCGGAGCAGGAAGTGACATTCCGCCGGCGCACCGCGCAGTTCGGTGACGGATATCAGCAGGTTTCCGGCGACGGGATTAATCCCCGCTCGCAGAAATGGACCCTCCAGTTCACCGGTACCGAATCGTACATAGGGGCAATTAAAGACTTCCTTGACCGCCATCAAGGGGTAAAGGCTTTCCAGTGGAAACCACCGCTTGAACCGCTCGGCCTTTACCGTTGTGACACCTATGCGCCAACTCCGCTTGGTGCCGGGTTATTTAATCTTTCTGCAACTTTTGAACAGGCATTCAAACCATGAGTCTTAACGCAGATTATCAGAAGTTAGAGCCTGGCGATGGTGTCAGGTTATTCGAGGTGGATGGCACTTCCTTTGGTGCAGGCGAGGTGCTTCGTTTCCATGCGCATAATATTGCTCATACGCCGGAGGAAATCGCCGAAGCAGGCGGGGATGAGGAAAAGCTCCCGGCAAAATCTATCTGGTGGCAGGGAGAAGAATATAAGGCCTGGCCTTGTCAGATTGAGGGGATCGAGGCATCTACCAGTGGGAGCAGCGCGCAACCCAAATTATCGGTTGCTAACCTCGACAGCTCCATTACAGCGCTATGCCTGGCGTATGACGACCTTCTGCAGGCTAAGGTTACGATTCACGATACGCTGGCGCAGTACCTTGACGCTAAAAACTTCGCTGGCGGCAGTACGACGGCTGACCCGACGCAGGAAAAGTTGAAAGTTTTCTACATCGATGCAAAGAGTAGCGAAACTAACGAGGTGGTTGAGTTCACGCTGTCCAGCCCGATGGACCTGCAGGGGCTAATGATACCGACGCGACAGCTTCATTCCCTGTGTACCTGGTGCATCCGGAATAAATACCGTACCGGCGACGGCTGCGACTATGCTGGAACCCGCTATTTCGACAAAAACAACAACCCGGTGAGCGATCCGTCTCTGGATGAATGCAACGGTACGTTGGCAGCATGTGAGCTACGTTTTGGCAAAGGTAATGAGTTATCGCATGGCGGATTCGTTGGAACGTCGTTGATCAGGAGCTGATATGCGTCAGAAAACCATCGATGCGATTATGGCGCATGCTGCAGCTGAATATCCTCGTGAGTGTTGCGGCGTGGTGGTGCAGAAAAGCCGTGTTGAGCGGTATTTCCCTTGCCGGAATCTTGCCGCGGCGCCTGAGGACAATTTTGTCCTTTGCCCCGAAGACTATGCAACTGCTGAGGACTGGGGTACGGTGATCGCCATCGTTCACAGTCACCCTGACGCCACGACACAACCGAGCGAACTGGATAAAGCGCAATGCGACGCAACGCTTTTACCCTGGCATATTGTGAGCTGGCCGGAGGGGGATTTACGCACTATCCAGCCGCGCGGAGAACTGCCGCTGCTGGAGCGTCCGTTTGTGCTTGGACACTTCGACTGCTGGGGGCTGGTAATGAGCTATTTCCGGCAAACGCATGGTATCGAGCTCCACGATTACCGGGTGGATTATCCCTGGTGGGAAAACGACTATCCGGACAACTTCTATCAGGATTGCTGGTATGAGTGCGGATTCCGTGAATTCGACGGGCCACCGAAACCCGGCGATATGGTGATCATGCAGGTCCAGGCCGATAAGTGGAATCACGCGGGAATTCTGCTGGAGGGAAATATGCTGCTGCACCACCTGTACGGACACCTGAGCCAGCGCGTGCCGTATGGTGGCTACTGGCAGGAAAGGACGATGAAGATCGTCAGATTTAAAACGCTTCTATAGCCCACTTCTGTGGGTTTTTTAAACCTCGCATTTCACCGCGCACCGCACGCGCAATTCAAACCAAGAACCTTTCAGGATGCACCTTGAGGAACCGGCTGGCTGTCGGAGCCTTCTTGGGGCCGTTTTCCTGTGCGACAAGGTTCATCACTAAAAGGTAATCCGATATGCAATATCCAACCGTATCTGTAAACGGCGTATCAGTTCGTGTCGATAACGAAGGACGTTATAATCTTAATGATCTCCACGCCGCAGCGGTGGCTGAAGGCAAAGCCACTGAATCACAGCGACCAGGTGAGTTTCTCAAAACCAAGCAAGTAAGGCGATTTGTGCAAGCCTTGAGCGATGCGAAGAAAATCGCATCGGTTATGACAATTAAGGGGGGACCATTTCAGGGCTCCTGGGGGCTTGAACTTATCGCTATACGCTATGCAGCCTGGCTCAATCCGCTTTTTGAAATCAAAGTCTATGAGACATTTCAAATGCTAATGCGTCGCGGGTTCGATGCCATGTCTCGCTTGAATAAAATCGACCATGTGATTAACACCGAAACCAAAGCGATCAGCCAGTGCGCCAGCCAGATGGCCAAGTGGGGTGTTGGTGGCCGCAAGCGGCTTCTACACACAGCACGGGAGCGTGTAGCTGATGAAGTACAGATGTATCTCCCCGGTATTTAAAGGGCGCGTGAACCAAGATAACATTCGGTTTTGCTACCGCTCGATCCCTGCTACTCTTTGGCAAAATTGACCAAAGGGGATAGGGATATGAAAAGAATTTTAGTTTTTACCTCCATCTTAATGGTTGCCGGTTGTGCAACTAAGCCGGTGACAAATGAACAAGCACAGGATGTTCCTGCAAAACAGGTTATCAGCAATACACTGCTAGTAAAAAAAGAAGGGACTGGCAAGGTAATAATCAAACGAGACTCTGGTTTTATGGGCAGCGCCTGCATGACCCGAGTTTATGTTGATGGCAAGGAGGTCGCAGACTTAGACACAGCTCAAAAGGTAACGGTCTATCCCAAAATTGGAGATCATATCTTTAGCGCTTGGCCCAAAGGTATGTGTGGCGGAGGCATGAGCGAACAGTCGGGTAAGGTGACAGATACTGGGGTATTGATGTTTAGAGTTGGTTACGGAACCAACGGTGATTTTGGTATCTACCCTACAGCATTTTGAATGCAGCAATTATATATAACCTCGCTCAGGCGGGGTTTTTTATTATTAAGAGGTTTATATGTCTGAAGTAATGACTCGAATTGAGCTCGGCGGCGAACCCGGTAAAATATTTGGTAAAACTCATTGGCGACTTATCAGTAAAGTTTCTGAAGCAGGTGTAGCACTCGCAAAAACAATCACCGGGTTTGAAAGTTATATGGTAAACAGCAAGCGCCGCGGACTAACCTTTGCCATTTTTAAAGGAAAGAAAAACATAGGAGTTGATGACCTAGGTTTTCCGGTAACTGGTGAAGTGGTCAGGATTGTACCGGTTATCATCGGAAGCAAAAAGGCTGGTTTACTTCAGACAATATTGGGTGCTGTTATTGTTGCAGTAGGTGCCATTGCTACATTTGGTTTTGCCCAGGCTTGGGGTGTAAATGTAATGATGGCTGGTGGAGCTATGATGGCGGGTGGCGTCGTCCAGATGTTATCTCCTCAGCCAACCGGATTAGCCAGCAAACAAAGTGCAGATAACCGCGCATCCTACGCATTCGGTGGTGTAACCAACACCGCGGCGCAGGGGTACCCGGTACCGCTCCTTTATGGCCGCCGGCGGATAGGCGGAGCGATTATTTCTGCCGGAATTTATGTCGAAGATCAGCAGTAGATAACTCAACTTTTTTCTGGCCACCTTCGGGTGGCTTTTTTTATGGGCGCAATATGGCTACAGATAAAGTGTTAAAGGGCCGCAAGGGCGGCAGCTCCAGTTCACGAACCCCTACCGAACAGCCTGATGATCTGCAATCTGTAGCGAAGGCAAAAATCCTCGTTGCGCTTGGCGAAGGGGAGTTTGCAGGACAGCTAACCGGCAAAGATATCTACCTGGACGGAACGGCTCTGGAGAATGCTGACGGCTCCCAAAACTTCAGCGGCGTCACGTGGGAATTTCGCGCGGGAACTCAGGCACAAAAATATATTCAGGGTATTCCCGGTACCGAAAACGAAATCAGCGTGGGAACTGAGGTATCAAGCGCTACAGCCTGGACGCGCACCTTTACCAATACGCAGCTTTCAGCAGTTCGCCTGCGTCTGAAATGGCCCTCGCTTTTCAAACAGGAAGACGACGGCGATCTGGTGGGTTACTCGGTCAATTATGCGATTGACCTGCAGACGGACGGCGGCACATGGCAGACGGTACTCAATACCAGCGTGACAGGCAAAACGACGTCTGGTTATGAGCGCAGCCACCGTATCGATTTACCGCAGGCTGGCAGCACCTGGACAATACGCCTGCGTAAGATTACCTCAGACGCCAACAGCGCGAAGATCGGCGACACGATGACGCTGCAGAGCTTCACCGAGGTGATTGACGCCAAACTACGTTACCCGAACACCGCGCTGCTCTACATCGAATTCGACTCAAGCCAGTTCAACGGCTCTATTCCTCAAATTTCATGCGAACCGCGCGGCCGCGTTATCCGCGTTCCAGATACCTACGACCCTGAAACCCGCACTTATAGCGGTACATGGACCGGTGCGTTTAAGTGGGCATGGACGGATAACCCTGCGTGGATTTTTTACGATCTGGTTGTTTCCGACCGGTTCGGCCTTGGGCACCGTTTGACCGCTGCGAATATTGATAAATGGACGCTTTATCAGGTTGCCCAGTATTGTGATCAAATGGTACCAGACGGCAAAGGGGGCAGCGGTACCGAACCACGTTATACCTGCAACGTGTACATTCAGGACCGGAACGATGCCTACACAGTCCTGCGTGATTTTGCTGCTATCTTCCGTGGCATGACCTACTGGGGCGGGGATCAGATTGTGGCCCTGGCTGACATGCCGCGCGATGTTGATTACAGCTACACGCGCGCTAACGTTGTTGGCGGTCGCTTCACCTATTCGAGCAGCACCACGAAAAGTCGCTACACAACAGCGCTGGTTTCATGGTCAGACCCGGGTAACGCTTATGCCGACGCGATGGAACCGGTATTTGAGCAGGCACTGGTGGCGCGATACGGCTTCAATCAGCTGGAAATGACAGCCATCGGCTGCACCAGGCAGTCAGAAGCGAACCGAAAGGGGCGCTGGGGTATTCTCACTAACAACAAGGATCGCGTTGTTTCGTTTGATGTCGGGCTGGACGGAAACATTCCACAGCCGGGGTACATCATCGCCGTGGCAGACGAGCTGCTTTCCGGAAAGGTTATGGGCGGACGCATCAGCGCCGTTAACGGTCGCGTTATCAAACTTGACCGCGTGGCAGATGCAGCAGCAGGTGATCGCCTTATTCTCAACCTGCCTTCCGGAGCGTCGCAGAGCAGGACCATTCAGGCCGTGAACGGGGAATCAGTCACAGTCACCACGGCATACAGTGAGACGCCACAGGCTGAAGCTGTTTGGGTGGTTGAATCTGACGAGCTTTACGCACAGCAGTATCGAGTTGTCAGCGTTTCCGATAACGATGATGGCACTTTCTCGATTACCGGCGCATGGCACGATCCGGATAAATATGCCCGTATCGATACAGGAGCCATCATTGACCAGCGGCCGGTGAGCGTGATCCCGCCAGGTAACCAGTCGCCGCCCGCCAACATCGTGATCAGCTCGTTCTCAGTAGTTCAGCAGAACATCAGCGTCGAAACAATGCGCGTGAGCTGGGACCAGGCGCAGAACGCTATCGCCTATGAAGCGCAATGGCGCCGCAACGACGGGAACTGGGTTAACGTGCCGCGCAGCTCCACCACGTCATTCGACGTCCCCGGAATTTATGCCGGGCGCTACCTGGTGCGCGTACGCGCTATCAATGCCGCAGAAATATCGTCCGGATGGGGCTATTCGGAAGAGAAAACGCTGACGGGTAAAGTGGGCAATCCACCGAAGCCAGTTGGCTTCACCGCTTCTGAAAACGTGGTATTCGGTATTGAGCTGAACTGGGGATTCCCGGAGAACACCGACGACACGCTGAAGACGGAAATCCAGTACAGCCTGACCGGAACAGAAGACGATGCGATGCTTCTGGCCGACGTACCTTACCCGCAGCGCAAGTATCAGCAGATGGGCCTGAAGGCGGGGCAAATATTCTGGTACCGCGCGCAGCTGGTGGACAGAACAGGCAATGAGTCTGGCTTTACCGATTTTGTCCGCGGGCAGGCGAGCGTCGATGTTTCCGATATCACGGATTCCATCCTGGAGGATATGAAAGACTCCGCGGTGTTTAAGGACCTGATGGAGAATGCCGTCGACACCAGTGAGAAAGTTGCTGGCATGGCTGATGATATCAAAGAGCAGGCTGATGCTCTTGAACAGCAGGCTAAGGATATTCAGGATAACGCCGACGGGCTGGCGCAGGCTGAAGTAAAAATCGATGAGATCGCGCTAAGTATGGACGGCGTGACCGGGCAGATGAAGAACTCCGCCATCGCGATTATTCAGGGTAATCTGGCGCAGGTCGCCACGCGGAAAACGCTCTCAGCCACGGTTGCCGGAAACAGCGCGCAACTGGACCGTATCGATCAGGTTATCGTCGATGAGAAGCAGGCCACTGCAGAATCACTGCTGAGTCTTGAGACGGATGTCGCCGGTAACAAAGCTTCCATTAACAGCCTGAGCCAGACTGTTTCGAATTATCAGCAGGCGACGGCCACACAAATCAACGCCATCACCGCAACGGTGGAAGGGCATACCTCATCCATCACGACGAACGCCCAGGCCATTGCAGGTATCAACGGTGATTTATCCGCGCTGTATTCAATCAAAGTCGGCCTGGCCAGCAACGGGCAATACTACGCGGCGGGCATGGGGTTCGGCGTTGAGAACACGCCCAGCGGCATGCAGTCGCAGGTTGTTTTCCTCGCGGACCGCTTTGCAGTGACCACTGCTGTAGGCGGCGTGACGACGTTACCGTTCGTTATTCAGAACGGGCAGACGATAATCCGGGATACGGTAATCGGTGATGGAACTATCAGCAACGCCAAAATCGGTAACTACATTCAGTCCAATAACTATGTCGCGAACACCAGCGGCTGGCACATCAATAAAGCCGGAACATTTTATATAAATGGCAGCGCGGGAACCGGTCGGATGGTTATCAGTAACACATTGATCCAGATTTACGATAACAACAACGTGCTGCGCGTTCGTATGGGCTTATGGTAAGGAGTTGATTATGCCTCAAGGGGTACAATGCTGGGATGCATCAGGCAATCTTGTCGCTGACATTGGTGATTATAACTGTCGTTATGTGGGCTCTCTTGTTATTTCAGTCCCTGCAAGTGCGACGGTCGTTACCACAAGTTATGCAGGTGCAACAGCAGCTGGTTACTTTGCGGTGCCAGTATCGGTATCAGCGGGCCGTGAAATTGGTTATTACTACTGTCGGGCATACGATGGAGGAATAAGAACATTTATTCTTTTAAAATATGCTTATGCCCATACAGTTACTGTTAATGTGTACGCATTCATATGAGCGGATTCCAGTCCTTTAATACAGCAGGCGCGAAGGTGGTCGACTCTGACTTTTACGGTACTTATTATCGTGATTCAAAAGTTTACTCGACCATTTCCGATACTGGCTATTTCGAAATTTCAACGCCACTTGGAAACGGTACGGATATGGGGTTTGCAATAAATCCATTTCCTTACAATAACGATTTGCAGTGGTTCAAGTTCAATAACAATGCGAAGGTTATCTTCGGTTATCCCTACATGACGGCTAATGCGGGAACAATGGCTCGTACTGGCTATGATGTCACAACCACAAGTGGCTATGTCGATGTGTTCAACGCGCAGGGAAAACTTGTCTGGTCAGCCGTGACAGCTGCAAAAATCCCGCGCGTGACAGGCTTCTTTGAAATACCTGCAAATTATGATTTAGACAATAAAGCCTATTCACAGAGCATTGGAACAAACAGCTGGTTACTGGCCAGCGATTGTCCGGGGAATCTCAATACTGACGGTACTGTTTCAGGGTATTCAGGTTTGTTTTTTAAATTCTCGGGAGGAATGTTGCAGGCTGTCTGGATAAATCGAAATCAGGTATCGTGGGCAAATACCTTAAAGCCATACGGACTGAAAATCCCATTCGCTATTCTGCCGAATCTATAACGATATAGTCGGTTCAAACATTTATTAAACTTCAAACCCGCTCCGGCGGGTTTTTTTTATGCCTGGAGAAAATATGATTTATAACACCGGAACCATCAGCATCAACGGGAATACCGCAACCGGCACCGGGACGAACTGGACAGCAGCGGCGAGCCAGATTCGCGTGAGCCAGACCATTATTGTGCTCTCTAACCCGGTCCAGATGTTTCAGATTACCGCTATCAACAGTGGCACATCGTTAACCGTTACCCCGGCTGCTTCACCGGCACTGAGCGGACAGAAGTACGGCATCCTCGTTACCGACAGCCTCTCCGTCGATGGCCTGGCGCAAAGTATGTCGCAGCTCATTAACGAGTATGACGAGAACATTGGAGCATGGGAGACGTTCGCCAGCACCTCAGCGAACCAGCTTGTCACTGTGACAATCAACGGCACCAGCCTCAGCATTCCAGCCATCGGTGGCCTCGCCCGGAAAGGGGCAAACAGCGATATCACAGAGCTGAAAGGGTTAACTACAGCACTGAGCATTGCCCAGGGGGGAACGGGCGCAAAGACAGCCGCAGACGCTCGCACAAACCTCGGTTTAGGAAGTAGTGCTACAAGGGATGCTGGAACTGCGGGAGGGAACGTCATGATTGTCGGGGCATTTGGCCTAGGAACTCAATCTACGCAAAATTATGACAGGGACAAGGGTGGCTTTTCATGGATGTCTTCAGGTAATAGCTTTAACCCGGAGCCAGTATATGGGTATGGACATATTCATAACGCAATTTCGCCAACATATAATGTTGGAATAGCAATTCGCTATGCAGCATTTCCGAGAGTCTTTTTTCAGTCGACACAGGGCGATACAAAATCATGGGCAGAAGCCTACACAACCGCAAATACAACGAAAGCCTCTGATGGAACGCTGAAAGCGGCGTCTCCGATAGTGCAAATATTTGCTGATGGCTCATATGAATTAAATGATGAATCAGAAGGTTGTATCGTTACACGCTTGGAAACTGGAGAATATTTGATTGAGGGCTGCACTGGCCTGAACGCTGACGCTGCATGGTGTGGCATAGATGGCGGTTTTGATATCCCTACTGATCGCAATAAGCAACCCTTGATCTGGCTCGATTACGAAGTGAATGCCGATGGATCAATTCTGGTAAAAACTTATCACAGAACGCACCCGGCTGCGCCAGCATTCGCTCGTAACGAAATTACTGGTCTCTCCAATGGTGAACCTATCGATATTCCGAAAGACCAGTTCATTAGCGTGCGAGTTGAAATGTCTGAGAGCAGCATCTGGAATCAGAAACAGAAAGCTATACCTGAGAAATGCGAAGTGATTTCTGATTAAAAATTGAGTCTTCAGGCATATCAAGGCGGACATCGATCCAGCTATTTGGCGGAACGTCGATGGGCTCGCCTTTTATTTTCACTATTTCGCCTTCATCACTGAGCATGTATTTTCGCCTGTAAAGGCGGATTATAATATTACCGCTTTCAGTTTCTTCAGCCTCGACAACTCCTAGTTCCCCCATGCCACCGGGGTCCATCGGTGCCAAAAGTTGCCACCCTTCGGAGGCTAAGCCAGCAGCACCAGATAGCAGGTAAACTCCCGTATCCTGCCTTAAAACATTGATACCCTCTGCTTCGGCATTCGCCGTGCCACAACCGCACCATTCAAAGCCCGGTTCATCAATATCTGATCGTTGACATTCCTCCTGGCTATGAATTATGCGAGCGACAGGCGAGGCCGCTTTGAGTGTACCGTCACTGGATTTAGTTGTGTTGCCGGTTCCATACATTTCATAGACATAAATATCGCCTGCAACATTTTTTGCTACTTGCATTGTGTTTCTTGTGTAGTTCACGTACGACATCACTGATGCTACGCTGCCTAGATTATAGTGAGTGCCTCCACCGATACCAGCAAACAGCCCATAACCAGAGGTTCCATTCTGGCGGAAAAAACCAGTCGAGTAATGTTCTTGCAGTACACCTGTTCCAGCAAGAGGTATTGGATTATTCACAGTGCATCCAATGCCAAAATCACTTACAGAAAGAATATCTCCGGATGTGCTGTAAGCATTGCGTGTAGCGCTACTTCCTAAACCGACGTTTTATAGGTTGCCGTTCTGAATGATGATCGATACCGTCGCAAGATTTTTGGAAGAAAAAAGACGGTGAAAAAACATGCAAATTGGCTATGTCAGGGTGTCAACAAATGACCAAAATACAGACCTTCAAAGAAATGCTTTAGAACGCGCAGGATGTGAGCAGATATTTGAAGAAAAAATGAGCGGAACTGTGGCGAATCGTCCAGCACTTAAAAGGTTGTTACGTACCCTTCAGGAGGGCGATACCCTTGTGGTTTGGAAATTGGATCGCCTCGGTCGCAGTATGCGTAATTTGGTGCTGCTGGTAGACGAACTACGCCAGCGCGGTATTCACTTTAAGAGTCTCACGGACAGTATTGATACCTCTAGCCCGATGGGGCGGTTTATCTTCCACATAATGTCTGCGCTGGCTGAAATGGAACGTGAATTAATTGTCGAGCGTACCCGAGCAGGTTTGGCTGCTGCGAGAGCGAAAGGGCGTATCGGCGGGTGTAGACCTAAGTTATCACCTGAATAGTGGGCGCAGGCTAGGTTGTTAATTTTCAGTGAATGGATTTATGAGGCTTGATAAATGGGGTAAAAGAATGCAGAGTTAATTGATTTCCCCGTAATACTTCTTTAGCTTTAACTTTTGTAATTGAGCAGTTACTATAAGACAAACCTTAGACCTCGCTTACTTGCTAACTTTATGCTCACCTTATCTGAATTTTCTGCCATCTATGAGTCCCTGAGACGAGTTAGTGACACATGGGCAGATCTGTGGATTTGTCTGAGCGATCTGCCAATTGGTATAGGCGAATTGATTGGTCTACGCTATTCTTCGGTCAAAGGGGCTCGACTGTTTATTGAACATGGTAGAGATGGTGGCCGGAGAATTATAGAAATACCTGAAAATATACGGAAAATTATATACAGACGAAGGAAGAATAACCCTGAGGATATTTATATTTTTCAGAGTCACTCAAACAGGGTCGGTACAGCAAAAAAACCTGTAACAATCATTGCCTTTAATAGTGCAATCAAGAAATCTGCGACAGGAATCACTCATAAGATAGTGAGCAGTAGCAGCGCGAAACAAGTACAGTCATAGTTAACGTCGTTACTAACTGCAATGCTCCGATTGGTACTTATTCGGTCAGTATATAAATTCGGAGTGTTTTAGATTCAGGAGGTCTATATACGCTACCACTTGTCCGGGTTATTCGATGTGCTGACCCAAATTTTTGCCAGGCTAAATACCATTAAACCAAGAGTTACTGCCATGGCTGAACCGATTATAAATATTGTCATTGTGAGTCCTATCTGATTAGTGTCCTTATTTGACTCTTTGAAAACGTAAATGTTCACAATTGAAAAAATGAGTATAGTAGTTGCTAACGGAGAGTAAAGGATACCGTCGCCCATCATATGTAAGAACAGGCGGCGGCAGAGGGGCTGGTGTTCATGCCTTGGCTCGGGCAGAAACTGTATAAGTTTATAATGCGCTCACCACATATTTTGCGCGATTTTGGTTGCCGTACTGATGGCTTCAGCCGGTTCTTTGAATAATCGTGCGGTAGCCAGACCCCATCTCCCATCTTTGTGGATCATCAGAAAGTAGTCGGATAACTCCTGCTCTTCTCTAATTACGGCGAAGGTGAGCATGTCTGAAGATGGCGTGGGTAGGGTGTTTAAATCACCATATACACAGAGAGTGTAAGAGATAAGTCAAGCAGAATAAATATGGAAGGTCTCTTTCGCGCCACTATCAGGTACCCTACGGTTTTGACTAGGGCTTTGTCATGCTGATGATGACGGTCAGTTGACGCAGATTTAAAGAACTTTAACTAGTGGACGAGTGCCATGTAGCAAGGTTCTGAGGTAACTCGCCGAACTAGAACCAAGCGTAAACCTTCATGATCTACAACCAGAATGGAGTGTTGTAATACAAATTCATCTATGTTTTAAAATTGTTGGGGTCAGACAATACGTAAATTACTCCTTTTAATTTTGCCATTTTCCTCTAAAGATTCGGAAGGGCTTGCCGATAGTAAATTTAACGGCCCAGAGCCTACAGGTGGATGCCGTAAATTTTTATTACGACCAGTCAAACAGGAATTGTAACCATGGCACAAGTTATTAATACCAACAGCCTCTCGCTGATCACTCAGAATAACATCAACAAAAACCAGTCCGCGCTGTCTACCTCAATCGAACGCCTCTCTTCCGGCCTGCGTATTAACAGCGCCAAAGATGATGCAGCAGGACAGGCAATAGCTAACCGCTTCACCTCCAATATCAAAGGCTTGACCCAGGCGGCGCGTAATGCCAACGACGGTATATCTCTGGCACAGACCACCGAGGGCGCGCTATCCGAGATCAACAACAACTTACAGCGTGTGCGTGAACTGACCGTTCAGGCGACCACCGGCACCAATTCCGAATCAGACTTGGACTCCATCCAAGACGAGATCAAATCTCGTTTAGACGAAATAGATCGCGTTTCCGGTCAGACCCAGTTCAATGGCGTAAACGTTCTGGCTAAAGACGGTACCATGAAAATTCAGGTTGGTGCGAATGATGGGCAGACTATCTCTATCGACCTGAAGAAAATCGACTCCTCTACGCTAAACCTGACTGGGTTTAATGTAAACGGTAAAGGTGAAGTAGCCAATACTAAAGCAACGGCCGACGATCTGAAGCTTGCAGGTTATAAAGCTGGTAATACTGATGCTAACGGCGTTACTGTCTACACTAATGATGAAGGGAATGCTGCTGCAAAAGCATCAAATGTGCTGGCACAGATCACTGATGGCTCAACTATCACTGGGTTTGGTGGTACAGCAAACGGTTTAGATGCTGCCGCTACTACATACACATACAATTCCGCGACCAAATCATACAGCTTTGACGCAACTAGTGTTGATACATCGAAAGCGCTGAGTGTTATCAATCCAGGAGCGGGGGATGTCTCTCAGGCCACGGTGACCATTGGTGGTAAAGTGCAGAAAGTTAATATCTCCCAGGATGGTAAAATTACCGCTGCGGATGATAACGCCAAACTGTATTTAGATAAGCAGGGTAACCTGACCAAAACTAATGCTGGCAGCGATGCTGAAGCAACATGGGATGGTTTAACTTCTAACACCAATAAAGACACCGGCGCTAAAGTCGATACATCAATTAAAGTAACTTCCGGTGCGGCATCTGGCATGGAAGTGAAATATACTGGGAACCATGTTCCAACAACACAACAGGTAAATACTTCTACTATCACGGCGCATGGCGCTTTTGATGCTTCAATTAATATTGGCGGTACACCTACCGCAGTTAAAGTTGCAGCTGATGGTACGATCTCTGATGCAGCTGGCGCAGCTTTATACTTAGATAATACTACTGGCGCGCTCACCACTACCGATACAGGTAACACTGCCGCAACGTTAGATTCATTGGCTGCAAATGATGCTTCGGGTGGTGCCGTGGCCTCGACTCTCACCGTTACTTCAGGTGCAGATGCAGGCAAAGTTTATGATTCCATTGGGGGTACAGGCAATACTACCTTTACAGCTGAAAAATCGGTCGTTGAGGTTACTGGTGCACACATTAGCGCTGACGCTATGGCAAATGTTACTGATGGTCAGGCGTTTACTGCAAATATTAAAGTAGGCACAGTTTCCACCGCTTATGCTGTGGATGCTTCTGGCGATGTACAAACAGGTGGTAATGATGTTTTCGTAGGTGATAACGGTGCATTTACCGATACCGCTACTAAAACTCTTTATGCACAAAGCAATGGTGCTATCACCAACAGCACTGGCGGTACCATTTATGAAACTGCTGATGGGAAATTGACTTCTGAAGAATCTACCGCATCCACCTCTACTGCCGATCCACTGAAAGCACTGGACGATGCAATCAGCCAGATCGACAAATTCCGTTCTTCACTGGGTGCTGTACAGAACCGTCTGGATTCTGCGGTCACCAACCTGAACAACACCACCACCAACTTGTCTGAAGCGCAGTCCCGTATTCAGGACGCCGACTATGCGACCGAAGTGTCAAATATGTCTAAAGCGCAGATCATCCAGCAGGCCGGTAACTCCGTGTTGGCTAAAGCTAACCAGGTTCCTCAGCAGGTTCTGTCTCTGCTGCAGGGCTAATTTTGCACTACTGAACCGTAAAGCTCTGCACATGCAGGGCTTTTTAATCGAATGAATATAGCTGAAAATAGACGTCATATTCATTCGATAAAAAAGCCGATCATAATTTAAAATTGTATTTTCCAAATTGAGCGTGTATGGGTCCTCTTGTGATTAAGAAACAGGCGTTTAAATTTTTGCTTGAGCCGAATAAAAATCATATCAATGAATTTTTATTTTTCGCAGGTTCCTGTCGATTTGTATACAATAAAGGACTCGCTCTTATTAATGAGAATTATGATTCGGGTGGGAAATTCTTAAACTACAACCAACTGGCGTCAGAATTAGTTAATTGGAAAAATGAAGAGTGCCTTGCATGGCTAAAAATAGCTCCATCTCAGTGCTTGCAACAATCATTAAGGGATCTGGATAAAGCGTTTAAAAATTTCTTTTCGGGAAAATCACAGTACCCTCGATTAAAAAAGAAAGGTCGTAATGATTCTTTTAGAGTGCCATGCCAAAGAGTCAGGCTGGATCAAGAAAAACATTTGGTATCATTACCCAAACTAGGGTGGGTTAAGTATCGCAAAAGCCGAGAGATAACAGGGGTATTAAAGAACGTTACTATTTCAAGAAAGCTTGATAAATGGTATATAAGTTTTAATACAGAAGCAGTTGTTCCTGAACCCGTTCATCCATCATTTAGCAAAGCCAAAATTTTGCTAAATAATGAATGTATTGTGCAAATTACATCGAATGAGAGCCTGGTCGAGCAATTTACCAGCATGGAAGGTAATAAAAAACTAAGGAACCTTAATAATACACTAGGCAGAAAAGTAAAAAACAGCAGTAATTGGCTAAAAACTAAAAAGAAAATTGATAGCATAAAAGCAAGGTCAAGCAGGCGCAGACTGGATGCCTTACATAAAGTAACTACAGCAATATGCAAAAAACACGCTATTGTTGAGTTGGTTAATTTAACGGATTCTGTACCTGATAAAAGTAATGGTTTTGTAGGCATGGGTTATGAATTTGTTAGACAGTTAATGTATAAACAAGAATGGTTGGGTGGTCAGGTAATTCGGTTAGGCGATTAG